ATCTGCATCTGAAGCACCATCCGCTATGGTTATATTATCTGTTGAGGCGTTAGCAATCGCTCTTGTCCCCCAACCAAAAGCCTCACCAATTAACTCTAAATTTGTGTTTGTTGTTGTACCCCAAGAACCTGATTGATCGCCTGTCGCCATCTCTTCGAGTCTGAGGTCATTTACATATGTACTTGCCATTTTATATTCCTTATGCCGCTATTTCAGTCCAAGTTGGGGTTTGAGATGGGATTATGTCACCCCATACATTTTCTTCTCCAGTTGCACCTGTTGCACTGACTCCTGTAACAGTTAGCACACAAGACCCTTGCATGGCAAGTGTTCCTGTTGCACTTACTCCTACTGGCCCGTCAGGTATTACTACGGCTGTTTGATCGGTTGTTACTGTGCCAAGAGCCGAGGTTCCTGCAACGCCTGTAGTTGGTGCGCCTGTAGTTCCGTTTACTTTATAAACAAATGGTGTGTTTGCTGTTCCTCCCATGCCACTGTGATTCTGGCAATAGTAATATAAAGTTGGTGCGTCAGAAGCTATTGTTATTTGCGTGTACGCCCCCGCAGAACCAGCATAACTATTATAAGTCACTCCTGTACTGTATGGTTCTCCGCTATTATGTGTGCCATCAGAGGTTGTTGAAAATCTAAAAGGGTGTCCACTTACACTACTATCACTAGTATCAAATCTATATGTGTTGCCTTCATATAGCTCTTGTGTTTGTTGTTGAACACCATCAATAAAGTATTTGTTAGATCCGCTTACACTTTGAACTGTAACTGTTTTTGTAATTGTTGTGGAAGAGTAACCACCTAGATTAGTAGTTGCTGAAACCCCTGTAAGTGTTAAATTACAGTCTCCAACAACAGATTCATCCCCAAACGAAACTGTACCTGTAAGACCCGTCTCAGTTACAAGCGCTCCAGCACCTGCCAACGCTGATCCTACGGCACTGGTTCCAACTACACCTGTCAGTGTTAAGTTACAGTCCCCAACAACAGATTCTCCATCCGCACCTTGTGCTGTTCCTACTACTGGTGTTGCAGTCGTTCCCCCAATAGGTATTCCTTGTGCAACTATGCCACCCCAAGAACCACTACCAAAACCATCAATTCCCCAGCCACCAAAAGGCATGGATGCTTCAACACCTGTTACTACGGCTGTTATGGGAATACTTGCTACAGCCGTTCCTATTGCGCCTGTTCCAGCTATACCCGTTACTTCAATAATAAATACAGAAGTTGCGGCTACCGTTCCCACTGCCGAAGTTGCGGCAACACCTGTTGGGGAAACGGCAACATCAAGTTGACCGCCCCAAGCGTTATTTCCCCAAGTACCTTGACCCCAACCTATATTAGCCAAAGGATTACTCCTTTATGCTATACGGATTATAGCGTTAGAAGCATCGGCTGTTGGAAATTGAACAGTAAACGTTCCTGAAGTAGATGTTTTATTTGATCCAAAATCCAATACACAAACAGCTTTGTTTGAGTTTGTGCTATTGTAAATCAAAGCACCCATTGCAGTAATGGTTGCCGTTGTAAAACTTCTATCTGCAAAATCAGTAAATGCTGTTGTTCCACTAGAACTTGGTGCAACTTTAGTTAAAGCCAAACCACCAGTAACATATGTACCACTTGAAGCTACTTCTCCAGTTGTTACAAATGCAGTAGTTGCGGCTCCAAGAGTAGCTGTTGTACTAGATTTTCCGCCACTACCTTCTGCGAACAAAGCTAATTTAAAAGCGTTTCCATTTGTTGCAAAATTGTGTGTGCCTAGCATCAATTCTTTTTTGAATGATGTACACATTGCTTGTGCGATTGCCATTTTATAATCTCCTTATAGCATCGGCTAAGTCGGGGTGACCTGCCTCTCTTATTTTATAACATATAGTAGCACGTTCTTCTTTTCTAGCTACTTTTATATAATGGAGCAAGACTTTCCTTACTTGATCTGAAAATAGGAGTGCTTGCTGTTTAATAGGGTCTGGTGCAGAATTTGACACTGACACTATTTTATCGGCGGCTAAATCTGTTAATTGCTCATCACTCAGGCCACCGTTGTCTGAGGATATGACTTTAAAAAACCCTACTTCTGCTTCTGCATTTGCACTAAACATGCTTCTCACTCCCATTTAATTTATTTAAATCTACATGATCGTGCCTGCCGAAGAGAACAGGTACGTCAGGAGAATCCGCTGGCTCTGGCGGTTCCATTTTAGATTGTTTAGTTATTAAAAGACCACCATTTTCGTGCGTTTGAACCAAAGGATCTTTTAATCTGTGATAACCATACAATTTTTCATTATCAGGAACATTTGTATCTAAAAGACCTGAATTATGAGCTACTTCTATTTTAACACCTTTTGAGGTAGCAATAGCACACCAAAACTCAGTACAAGCTCTACCAGCTTCTGCCATACTAACATTTTTATAAGTATAATCTAATCCATATAAACAAAGTTCTTTTGCACCGTAGTATATGGCATACGCTATTGCGTATGGCACTGTATTGTTAAAATAACAAAAGTTTAATTTTTTTATTACTTCTTCAAGTGGATAAGGCTCTAAATGTTTAATTCTATCATCCATTTCACAAGTAATAATAGGTTTAGTGTTTTTTTCTAAAAACTCCCTAGCAATACCCGTTTGTAAACCAGCATTTTCTGAATCTAAAAACCTAGAAACAGGATCCATCATTATTGTTTTATCTACATGGATAATTCCACCAACACAGTTTATTCCCCATGTTTCGTCAAATTTTTCTGAGCGTATTCGAGCCGCTATATAATCGGAATAACTCCCACCTAAACCAACTATAGCTATTTTCATGTTCGTGGCCTCCTTGGAAGACCGTCACGATAAGCGTCAGAATTTTCTCTTGCTTCTCCGTAATCTTTTAATCTTTCTAAAGATCTTAGAAATCTTTCAGTATATAATTGTTGCAAATCTTGCTCCCCTTTCATGTATATATTAGCTTCAACTAAGCTTCCATATAACATAGCATTTGGAGCATTGGTACTCAACCATGTTGTACCACTATCTCCCAAAGAAGTTAAACTTGCGGGTCTATAAAAATAATGCAACTCCGCAGTATAAACTGCGGCAGGTGTTGGTGCTAAGATAAAGTTATCCATATCAAAGAAAGCATAATATTTGGGTACTCCTGTTGCAGAAGTAGGATTAACAGATTGAATGTAATTAACATCTTTTTCTAATAAAAACTCTTTAGTAGTTCCATTTAAAACAGACAAACTAAATGACGCCAAGTAATCACTAGGTACTTGTAAATAAGGGTTTGTTCCAGTTCCAGAAGTTACTCCTGTAACATTTTTTCTAAAATATTGAAGGTCTATAGAATTTAAAATTTGCTGTTCAGCGCTTTCTATAAAATCAGGTATGCTAGCAACAAACGTAGTTTCCGCATTATCTGCATAATTTTGTATAGCTGACTTCAATTGTGCATATGTATAGCTCATGTTATCACCACCGTTACAGTTCCTATTTCACCCGTAGCAGGTAAATCATTAGGAGTTAATGAATAATCGTTTCTCATCCCTACAGGATTCCATCCCCATTGAATACTTCTTTGGTCAGCTAAATCTTGTTCTGGCCTAGGATCTCTAAGAGCTTGAGGGTCAGGTCTGGTTCTAATTGGATCTAATTGAGGATGTTTTTCTTCCCATTCGTCTTTCCCAACTAAAAAACCTGTCCATTCTTTACGCATATCTTTTAATCTATACCTAAATCCAGAACGGTCTGATATTCCGTAAGCCCATCTGTCACTAGCATATTTAGACATTATTATAACCTCTTAATGCAGGAGCTACGTTAAAAGATGCCCTATCTCTATCTTCTTCCATTGCCCTATTCATTTCCTCGTCATAAATTCCCTTTAATAATTGTATTCTATCAGGAGCTTTTTTTATTGCTATATAATAAGACAGTCCTGCCGCTAACGCAGGATAAAACCTAAATGGAACACCAATAGTGTTTATATAATCGTCTGCATCATCTAATCTAGTTAAAGCATCATAATAAACTCCATCAGTAGAATTATCAGGCAAAGGCCAAAGCTTTAAATTAGGCGTAATTTGACGATCTAAAAAGAATTGAGTAGGTCTTCCTGTTGTAGTTTTAGA